GCCGAGTGGCGCAAGCGCCGCGTCCAACAGTTCGACCCCACACGCGTCAACCTCTCCGACCTCGACTAATTCGCACGCAACCAGTTGACGCCCCATACGTTTCATGCTTCATTACCGGCGTCAGTTCCGCGCAATCCCGCGCCACATTCCCACACCAAGGAACCACCAATGCCCACCCCCAACACCTCCCTCCCCACCCTCACCCGCGAGTTCGCGGGCATTTCCATCACCGTCCCCTCCACCTTCGCTGAGGGCCACGCCCTCTCCAAGGACGAAGCTGGCTGGGTCAACTCCCAACTCGCCACCGTCGTCGGTAACCAATTCGGAGGCTACATCCGCCGGGCCAAGGAAGCCCTCGACGCCAAGCGCCTGGAAGCCTTCAAGGCCAAGAAGTACGACGGCCCGATGGATGAGACCGGCAAGCGCCCTGCCCCGGCCACCTTCGCCGACCTCGGGTGGGACGCCCAAAAGGTCTTCACCGACCTCTACACCGACTACGATCTCGCGGGCAATCGGCGCGGCGATGGCACTCCGGCCCGCGATCCCGTGACCTCCCTCGTCAACTTCCTCGCCTCCGAGGCCATCAAGGCGAAGCTGAAGGCCAAGTCCCTCAACATCCGCACCTACATGACCACGAAGATGGTCGTGGATGGCGAGGAAATCACCGCCTTCGCCAACCTCGTCAACCAGTACATCGACGCCCACCCGGAACTCGTGGACCAAGCCAAGGCTCAACTGGCCTCCGCCGCTCCGCAGGACGACGAACTCGACCTCACCCTCCCTTCGGCCCCCGTCGCCGAAGCGGCCGAGTAACCCCGCACTCCAATTCGGCGCGCTCAACCTCCTGCCAAGTGCAGAGCGCGCCGAAGAGGGGGCGGGGTAAGTTAACGCAAACGCCTCTACCCCGCCCCCTCACCCCTGGAGCTACCGCCGTGCAAACCCTCGCCGAACTCATCGAACATCAGTTCAACTGCTCAATCCGCCAATGGGGCGAGCCCACGGATGATATGGGTGGGGAGGCGTGGAGCGCCGTCCAGCACGGCCGCCTGATCTGCGCGGAATCACTCGCACTGCTCATCAGCGCCCTCCAGGACCACACGCCCCGCCCCGTGTGGTTGCTCGCGGCCTAACATGCGCAACTTGGAAGAATTTGGCCTCCGCCTGTCTTGGATTGGTGGCGGCTTTTTCCTCTTCTACATGGGCTTTCTGTGCGGCGCAATTCTCACACGCCATTGAGGTAAACTGATGCCCGCCTCCCGCGACACCATCCAACTCTGGCTCCTCGCGCTGGAGCACGACCTCGGCGTCTGCATCCACACCCACAACGCCGAAACCCTCCAGCAGCTTAAAACCGCCCTCTACGTCGCGCGCCGTGACCACCCCAACCTCACCGCCATCCGCGACATTGAGGTGCGCACCTCCCCACGCGCACCGCAGACCGAACTCTGGCTCGTCCGCAAGCAAGAGCCCGCGCCCCTGACCGACCTCACTGCGCTGACGGAGGGGTGAGATGCCCGCGCGCCTAGAACACGACTACGTTGTCGTCTCATGGCGTGTGAATAAGGCCGACTACAAACTCCTCCAAGCCGTCCACGGGCGTAAGATGCAAGCCGTCGTGCGCGAAGTTATCACGGCCTACTGCGCGCGCCTCAGACAGGACGCCGTGGATGGCGGGTTGTATGGTCAACCAGAACCATAGCCCACACCTTTCAATATACAATCCGTCAACTTTCCGCTTGACAAGCGCCGTCCCGTGTGCCACCATGCACGCATGCCAAACCTGCTCCTCTTTGCTAAACCCCAGGGAATGGTTCGGCTGCGCTCTGTATCGCCTTCGGCGATGCTATTCGCTATGGTGAGTTTGCCCTGTCCTGCACGGGGTAACTCTTCGGGCATAGACCCGCCTAAGACTGCATAAAGCAAACAGCCAGCAAACTCACCATCCACTCGCCTCGCGCCGGTTGAGGGAGCGCCGAGCCGTGCGAGGCCCCAGGAGGCCCATTCTTTGAGAATGATTCGCAAGAACATCCTACCATATGTTGTGCCCCGACTACGGCCGAGCTACTAACCCTTGTGTGTTGACATTCGATGCAGCCCGATATAGCCTGATCCCGTTCGATGCAGTTGGATACAGCCTGTGACCGAAGCGCCCTCCCTGCCGGCCCACCTCACCACCGAGGAAGCCGCTGACTACCTCCGCCTCAAGCCCTCCACCCTGGAGGCGTGGCGCGCAAAGGGCAAAGGCCCTGCCTACTCCACGCTCGGTTCCCGTGTCATCTACACTCAATCCGACCTCGACACCTTTGTCGCCGCCAACCGCCAGGAAAAGGACCACAACCAATGAACCTCTCCGCCTCCGTCATGCTCGTCAACAAATCCATCCGCCCCGTCCGCGTCGAGTACGACCCCGACACCAAGGCCAACAACAATCCCTACATCCGCTTCATGACCCTCGACCCCGACATCGCCAAAGACGACCTCGTAATCGTCCCCACCCACACGCGGCACGGCTTCACGATGGCGAAGGTGGTTGAGATCGACTTTCCCGTGGACTTCTCCACCTCTGAGCAATGGGGCTGGATCGGCGGCAAGTTCGACAAGGCCACCTACGACGCCATCCTCGAAACCGACAAGGCCATCAAGGCCCGCATCGCCAAGGCCCAAGAGAACAAGATGCGGCGCGAGTTGATGGAGGCCGCCGGCCTGGGCGAGGTGGACTTCACGGACCTCGACCTGATGTCCACCCCCAAGCTCGCATCGCCGAAAGGTTCCGCCGCTCCCGCCGACCAACCCACGCCGCCCACGCCGCAGAACTAACGAGACCGCCCCCGCCAAGTGACCTCGTGCCCTCAGTTCCAGAGGAGTGAGGCGGGTTTCTTGCATATGCAAGAAAGATTCCTTCTGCCAGGATTCGGCGCATTTCGGGACGAAGCGGGGAGGGGGGTGGAACCCCAGGCGAACTCCCTCCCCGCCACTCCGACACTCCCGCTTCGGCGGACACTTCAATCGACTGGGCACCCCCAACCCCGCCCAATGCAGCAACCCCCCAAGTGCCCCACCCCGCTGCCTTTTGAAGTGTCCACCCAAACCGGAGCCCCAACCTCTAACCCTCGGAGCCCACTCCCATGCAAATGACTGAAGAACAATTCAAGGCGTTCGAGTCTTTCCTCACCACCCACGCCATGAAAATATACGCAGGGCCGAAGGAAAAGGCCAAGGATGATGTGACCAAGCTTGTTGTGGAACTGTTGGAGGTGGCCCACGAAGCCTCCACCGAACGCTTCAAGCAAGCCTTCGTCCTCAACCACAAGCCCAAGGCCGACGTTGGCTAGCTGCCCCTCCTGCGGCCACCGCCCCATCTACCGCTCCCGCATCACCCGCACGAGAGAGTGTAAGCGGTGCGGCCCACTCTCGGAGCTAACCACATGCCCCTCTCAGACGACATCACCCGCCTCGCTAACCACGGCAAGCGCAATGACAGCGAACGTGCTGCCGAAGTCGCCGCCGCTGAGGGCCGTTTGGCGCGCATCGCAGACGGTCAACAATTTCGCGCAATCGTCGGAACGTGGGCCAACTACGATGACGTGACGGCAGATGAGGCGTTGAAGGCCGACCTCCGCCTCATCCTCTCCGAACTCTCCGGCCTCAAACAATTCGACCCACGGTAACAACCAATGTCCGAAACTCCACTGGCGAGCGCCGACCCCGACTCCCTCACCGCCATCTTCACCTCCGACCCGCTCACCCTCACCGACGACCAACTCCACCGCGCCATCATCGAACTCCGCCGTCGCCGCAACGCCTTCCTCAGTGAAGAGGCTGCGAAGGCCGCCGCCGGCAAAGCTAAGCGCCCGAAGGCGCAGGCATCGTCGGCGGAGAAGGCGGCCCTAATCGACAAACCCCCAGCGGAATTGTCCCTCGATGACCTCGACTGACCCCCACATCAAGGAAGCGGTGGAGAGGCTGAGCGAAGACCAGCCCGGCCACTGGAGCACGGCCGCCGGACTGGCGATGGCGCAGGACTACGCAAAACTGACGCGCGCCGATCTGGGCTCGGCTGACCTTACCGACTTCGCCCTTGCGAATGAGCAGTACATGGCCGGGCGGATGGATCTCAATCTGGTCCCGCTACAGACGGCAGCCAAGGAACGCATCCGTTGGCTCTCCGTGCAACTGGCGTTGGCCGAGTCCGCCCTCTCCGCCTCTAACGCCAGGGTGAAGGCGCTGGAGGAGGCGCTGGAGAGGATCGCGACCTACGGCGGAGACTACACGACGGGCGACGGCCACGCCAAATGCCGGGAGATCGCCCGCTCCACCCTTTCAGAGGCTCCCGGCCATGAGTGAGAAGCAAGAACCTCTCCATCTCATGCACTCATTCGGACGGAAATGCTCCGAGTGCGGCCGAATGACGTGGCCAGGTATGCCTGGAGCGGCAAAGCGTTGGGTCCTTAAATGGGATGAATGGGCTGCTGCGCCAGATAACTGCCGCAAACAGGACCCCACCCATGACCACTGATCCCGAAGCCCTCGCCATCATTCGCACAGCAATGCACAAAGATGTTTAATGTCCTCCCAAACACCGGCATTATGTCCAACGATGAACTCGACAAGCTCCGCGTCGCGGCACTCCAAGAGCACTTTCGCAACCCATTACCATCCGCCGTCCTCGCCTACATCATCGAACTTGAACAGGCCCACATCCGCCGCGTCCATGATGGGAAGCTCAAGTCCTCCCTCGCCATCTGGAACCAACAGCCGCCGAGCGATGATGATGATGATTGATGCCCCCTCCCCCAACTCCAAGTCGCTGCCGGCCTTCCAAATCGCCTGGGACTCCACCAGCTTGGGTTGGCTCAAAACCTGCCCCCAACTCTACGCCTACCAACGTGAAGGGTGGACCACGAAAGCCCGGAGCATTCACCTTGTCTTTGGCGGCCTTTATGCGAGCGGTGTTGAGCGTTATGCGCATGCCCGTGCCTCGGGCGCTTCGCACGACACGGCCTGTATCGCCGTTGTTAGATGGGTACTTGAAAACGCTGGGCATCGAGACACCGAGGGCCAATGGCATCCCTGGACCCCCGACCCAACATCCCCCGACGCCTCCACCAAAAACCTCTACACCCTCATCCGGTCCCTCATCTGGAACTTCGAGGACAGGCTCGGAACCCCCTTCTCCACCCTCATCCTAGCCAACGGCAAGCCCGCCGTGGAACTCACCTTCAACTTCGACTTCGCCGAACTCCACGGCGAGACCATCTCCCTCAGCGGCCACCTAGACGAAGTGGTGGAGTATGAGGGCGGCCGGTATGTGAAGGACGACAAAACCACCAAGGGCGCGCTCGACGCCAACTACCGCTCCCACTACTCCCCCGACAACCAAATGTCCCTCTACTCCATCGCTGGCCGCGTCATCTTGGATGCGCCCATCAAAGGCGTGCTCGTGCGCGCAACGCAAGTCGGCGTGAACTTCAACCGCTACGCTACCTTCATCGTCCCCCGCCCTAAGGCCGTGCTCGATGAGTGGATGGCCGACACGTTGGTGTGGATTAAACATGCGCGGGAGTACGCCGAGGCCAACCACTGGCCGAAGAATGATAAGTCCTGCCACCTCTGCGCCTTCAAGTCCGTGTGCTCGGTCAGCCCCGCCCACCGCCGCAGTTGGCTTGAATCCGACTTCATCAAGCAACCGCCCTGGAACCCCCTAGCCGCACGCGGATTGTAACAGCCAATTCCCCCTCAGTTTTCCACAACCCAACCCCTCCACGGAGCCCCTACAATGACCCTCGTAACAATCTCCCACGACGCCAAGAAATTCCGTGTTAATGACACGGGCGCACCCGTTATGCCCGTCGCAATGTGGGCTGGTGACGTGCTCATCTGCATGGAATATGTGGACGCCCTCAAACTAGCGAGCGAACTCCGCATCGCGTGCGGGGCTGAGGAGCCCAAGCCGAACACCGAGGTTGCGTGATGACCCCCGCCGAACGCGCTGAGACCTTCACCAAGCTGCGCGCAGTCGCGGATGAGGGCGATGACCTGCCCCAAATCCACCTCATGATTAACGTCTTTGAACACATCTGCGTTCTGCTCGAACGCATCGCCAACAAGCGCGGGTATGGAGACGTTGACTGATGGACAAGCTCATCATCTGGGCCACCCGCCAACGCGACGAAGCCCACACCACCGCCATCAACATCCGCCCAACCGAGCACAACCGGCCGGAAGAAACCATCCAATGGTGGCTCGGTCGCCGCGACGCGTTCAACGCCCTCCTAACCCACCTCAAATCCTCTCCCCTCTCGGAGCCCCAAAATGTCGGATAACCCGCCCCTGCCCAACTTTACCCCACCCGTCCCCCTCAGCATCCAATCTGCCTCCACCGCCGCCGTCCCCATGCTCGTGGACCCGCGCCTACCCACCTTCGCCCAGCACGTCAAACTCACCACCCTCGACGGCTCGGGCGAACTCAAACTCCACCGTTCCGCCTTCGGCCAAGTGCCCATCGCCCCCGGCGAGATGCTGGTCGTCTTCATCAACATCGCCCGCATCTCCACCGGCGAAACACCCGCCCCAGCCGGCCTCATCCCCCCGCCCGGAGCCGTGCAATGAAAACCGCCGACATGCCTTTTCAGGACGAGCCGAGTGATGAGGCCGAAGAGTGCCAACTCACGCCCCTCCAACACCACCGCCTCCAAATCATGGCGTGGTGTGTGCAGCACTTCGCGCCCAACGTCCCAGCCGACGAACTCGTGCGCTCCGCCGCAAAGATCGAAGCCTACATCCTGAACGGCGGGCAGAGGTTGAACTAACATGCACCCCAAGCAAGCCAACGCCGATCACGAGGCTCTTTACCAAGAGATTCTGGCCGCCATCCGCAGCTACGATCTGCCCGCAATCGAAATCCTCGCCGTCCTGTCTAACGCTGTGGGCAAATGCATAGCCATGCAGGACCAAACGCGCTACACAGCTGACGAACTCCTCATCCTTGTCCGTAACAACATTGAACTCGGCAACAAGCAGATGATTGAGCGGGCGCTTGGCGGCCCAATGGGGAGAGCTTGATGCCCGACCTCTCCACCTTCCACGCCTCCCAGACTGTCAAGCTGCTGAATATAGGAGAAAGCAAAAGTGGAAAGACCGGCGCGCTCGCTAGCTTGGCTTCTGCTGGGTATAATCTCTGGGTCCTCGATTACGATGGCGGTCTTGAAATCCTCGCCAACGTCCTCCGAGACGACGCCAAAGCCCTTGCCCGGATTAACTATGAATCTCCAAGGGACGCCATCGCCCCCGTTAACGGTGTGCCTCGTGTTAAATCCGCCGACGCCTACAAAGCCGCCGGCCGCATCCTCACCGAGTGGAAGGCCGACGAGTTCGGCCAATCCGACATCCTCGTCATCGACACTCTCACCACCTTTTCCGATAGCGCCTTCAACGAGGCCCTTAAGCTTGGAGGGCGACTTAACCAACGTCCCCAACTCCAGGACTACGGATGGATGGCCGACTCAGTGAAACTCTTCATCGAAATGATAACCTCCCCCGAAATGTCCTGCCACGTCATCGTCAACTCCCACATCCGCTACTTCCAAGGGAATGAGGAGGATCAAACCCTTCCCCGTGGATTGCCCAACGCGAAGGGGCAGGAGATTAGCCGCATCGTCTCGCGCTACTTCAACACCGTCGTGCTCACCCGCACCCAAGGCAGTGGCCCTGGCGCGAAGCGCCTCATTAGCACGCAGCCGCAAGGTGTAGTGGAGGTGGCAACGAGCAACCCCAAAAACGTCAAGCCCACCTACCCCGTGGACGGGGGCTTGGCCCACCTCTTCGCCGACATCCTCGGTCGAAGCCCGCAAGCGTAACGCTCGCACAACCGCCAAAGGAAACATCATGGCAAAACTCGACTTTTCCTCCTACCTCTCCAAGTCCGTCGATGACATCGAGGCCCCGAAGCCCCTGCCCGGCGGCCACTTCCTCGCCACCTTCAAGTCGTGGAAGGGCGCGGAACGGGACTACGACAAGGCCAACGGCGGCCCGAAGACCCCCGTGGTGGAGTTGACCTTCAACCAACTCCAGCCCGATGAGGATGTGGAGGACGAACTGCCCTCCGGCCTCTCCAACATGGCGGTGACGAAGGACTACCGCCTCAACGATGATGTGGGCCTCTTCGGCCTCAAGCGGTTCGCCTCCGAAACCTGCGACGTGGACACCAAGGGCCTCGACCTCAACGACGCGCTCGACGCCTGCCTCGGCTCGACCGTCAAACTCTTCAACGAGCCGCGGCCCGGCCAGGAGGAGGGCCAATTTTTTACAAATATTAAACGTGTCCTGAAGGCGGAGTGACCGCTGACACCTAGCAACTAGTGGAGGGGCGTGCTACGATGCCGACCGGAAAAAGACGACTGCCGCTTACACCTCAACGGGCTCGCGGGCTACTAGCCGCCGCACTTGCGCGCGGTGAAATTCAACGCCCCGATAACTGTTCACAGTGCGGCACACTTCCATTACCCGGATCGGACGGTCGTAGCACGCTTCACGCTCACCATCACAAAGGTTACGAAGATCCTTATGATGTTGTATGGCTTTGTGTTCCTTGTCATAAAGCCGAGGATACTGCCGCCGCCGGTGAGGCGAACGGTAACTGCCTTTATACTAAGGAAAAAGTAGCGGCCATATTAGCCGAGCATAATGCAGGCGCTTCATACAGCGCCATCAGAATTAAGTACGGCGTGGCCCGCTCAACCTTGTGGAATTGGAAGAAGGGTAACTGGCGTAAGGATGTGGCACGCTAATGTTCGGCCCAATCATCCCATCCTTCGGCCCTCTCGACGCCTCCATCTTCATCCTCGCCGAAGCGCCGGGCGACCGGGAGAGTGAGCGCGGCAAGCCCCTCGTCGGCCCCTCCGGTTGGGCGCTCCGCCAGATGCTCGCCACCGTGGGCCTCGACCTCAACACCACCTACCGCTGTAACGTCTTCTCCCGCCAGCCGCCCAGTAACAACCTCGCCCATTACTGCACGGAGGACCCCGATGCCCAATTCAGGGAACTCGGCCCCCTCATCTCAAACCCATCTCTCTACATGGATTGCGCGCATCAATGGGAGATTGATCGTGTTAGGGAGGAGATCGCTTCCGTCAGGCCGAACCTTATCCTTGCCCTCGGGAACACTGCAACCTGGGCACTCGGGCTTGGCACCGGTATCAATACTCTACGTGGGACGATTCACCCAACGTCCATTGCGGAAACCCCGTACAAGGTTCTCCCAACCTACCATCCTTCTGCCGTACTAAGGCAGTGGCCCCTCCGCACCATCTGCATCTCCGACCTCGAGAAGGCCTCCCATGAACACCTCATCCCCCACCTCACCTACGACTCCGCCGAGCTTTGGCTCAACCCTACGGTTGATGATCTTGCGCTCTTTGATCGCCAGCATATGGCACCATCCACCATCTGCGCGGCCGACATCGAAACGAAGCGTGGTCAGATTTCGCACATATCGTTCGCCCCAAACCCTAACATTAGTTTGGCGATTCCGTTCTGGTTGGAGGTGGAAGGTCCAAATTACTGGCGAACGAGTGCCGAAGAACTGGAAGCGTGGCTTTGGGTCCGACGATGGCTTGAACGCCCCGACCTAACCAAGGTCTTCCAAAACGGCCTCTTCGACCTCCAATACCTCACCGCCCCTCCCTACTCCTTCCGCCCCCGCGCCTGCACCGAAGACACCATGCTGGCCCACCACTCCCTCTTCTCCGAGCTAAATAAGGGCCTCGGCTTCCTCGGCTCCGTCTACACCAATCACCCCTCATGGAAGGGCCTACGCACCTTCAAGCGCGAGGAGAAGCTTAAGCGCGATGACTAAATGCGAAAACACCGGCTACATCTGCCCCGTCTGCGGGAATCGGATGGATGTGAAAGATAGCCGCACCTACAGTGGACGCTATGTCCGCCGTCGCCGCCTCTGCACCTGCGGAAAGTCCATCTCCACCCTCGAACTTCCCATCGCCGTCTTCCAAATCCTTGCCGCCCCCGAGAAGGAAACGGTGAAGGCCGTAGACGCCCTCAACATTTTCATCGCCGAGTTCAACTCCCTCCGCCGCGCCATGCGCGCACTCGCCGCCGCCCAACGTGATTTGCCCAAACACCTTCGGGGGTTCAAGTGATGTTGAATGATTGCTACCATCTCACCGACGCCGACGACTACACCACCATCACCCGCGCCATCCGCGCCGACCTCGACCGCGAAGTCACGCGCCTGCGACTAAAGGCCCCTATTCACGTCGTCCGCTTGATGCTAAAACATGGCTCATTCAACGCCTGCTACTGGGCGAAGGTTGAGGAGTTCACCGTTGGCTGACATCGTACACTCCCGCGACCTCCACACCCTCATTGACCGCCTGCCCCAAAACGACGTGGACCAAATCTACTCCGCGATGGACAGCGCCGTCACCATCCAAGTCCACAACGCCCTCGCCCCCAAGATTGCCACAAGCCCCCACGCCTCCACCTCCTACGCCTTCGTCCGCGCGATGCAAGGCCCCGCAATGGCGATGATGCGCCACGGGATCGCCATCCAACCCCAGGTCCGCCAAGAGGAGATGCGCCGTTATGAGGACATTAAGGCTAAGGCTCAAGCTCTGCTGGACCGTCTTGCGGATGCCGTGTGGGGACCTGAACACTACGTTGAAGTTGTCAAGAGCACTGAACTATTTCAACCCGTCGGTAAGCGCGGTCAGTTGCTCCAGCAGCGGAGCCGAACGATACGAACTGAGGTACCGCGAGAACGACCCCGCGGATTGAACGCCACCTCCGACAAGCAATGCCTCGCCTTCTTCAACATCGCCCTCGGCCTCCCCGTCGAATACGAAATCCGCAAGACCCCCGCTGGCTCCATCCGCACCCCCACCGCCAACGCCAAGGCCCTCCGCAAGTGGGCCGCGCGCAAGATGAAGGGTCCAGGCGTGAGCCCCAAAGACAGGACCGTCCCCTATGTTCATCTCGCGGCACCTTTCGTCTCCCTCATCCTTACTATCCGCGAAGCGGACAAGATGCTCCAAGTGCTCCGAACGCCGTTGGACAGTGATGGCCGAATGCGTTGCTCTTACAACGTCGCTGGTACTGAGAACGGAAGGTGGTCGTCGTCAAAGAACGTCAACGGGCGCGGGACTAACCTTCAAAACATTACTCCCTCTATGCGCCGAATGTTTTGCGCAGATGACGGGCATTGGTTCATCAGTACCGACCTCGAACAAGCAGAAAGCCGAGTGGTGGCGGGCCTTGTGTGGCAGGCTACTGGTGATGACACCTACCTCCGCGCCTGCCTCTCCGGAGACCTCCACACCACCGTCGCCCGAATGACTTGGCCCGAACTGGAATGGACCGATGACCCGAAGGAAAACCGCAAAATCGCCAACACCCCCTCCCGTGAACTACCGAAGTTCTCTTACCGTGACATCTCAAAGAGATTGGGGCATGGCTCTAATTATCGAGGTTCACCATACGGCATTGCCCAAGCTGTGGGCATACCTGCTCCACTTGTCGAAGACTTTCAGCGTCGTTACTTCACCGCTTTTCCCGCCCTTCCACACTGGCACGAATGGACGCGCCGACAACTCGTTGATGTTCAGTGTCTTGATACGCCATTGGGACGCCGCAGATGGTTCTTCGGCCGACCTGATGAGGACCAAACTCTTCGAGAAGCTATCGCGTACGTACCCCAAAGCACAGTGGGCGAGCTACTTAATCTCATAATGTGGCGCTGTTGGGCGCGCTCCCTCCCCTCCGACCCCTTCAACCTCTCCCTCCCCCACCTCCCCATCACAATCCTCCTCCAAAATCACGACGCCTTCGCCTTCCAAACCCCCATCACCGCCGACCTCCCCTGGGTCATCGCGCAAGTTAATGACGAGTTCAACAACGCACGCATACCACTAAGGCGCGGAGATGAGCGCCGCGAACTCACCATTCCCGGCGAGTTCGTAACCGGCTTCAATTGGGGGTATGCTGATGACCCCTTGAAGCCTAGGGGGGATTGGACTTATGAGCGAGACGGCAACCCGGATGGGCTCCGAAAGTGGACCGGAGCAGATGACCGAAGGCGAGTGCAATCCGCCAGACCCTCCCTCGGAGACTGGCTCTCGCAGCCCATCTGACTTCTCCCTCATCGACCTCTTCCTCGAAATGACGAGGGAGACGCCATCCCCCCGCATCTTCCGCCTCTGGACCGCCATCCACGCCATTGGCGCGGCGGTGGAAATCCGCGTGTGGACTTACCTCACCGGCTCCAATCGCATCCACCCGAACCTTTTCCTCTTCCTCGTCGGGCCGCCTGCCACGGGTAAGACCCAAGCCCTCGCCCCAATGGAGGCCGTCCTGCGTAAGGCCGGTTCAGTGGCCCTCGCTCCGAACGACATCTCCAAGCAAGGCTTCCTCGACGTTCTCTCCGAATCGGCCAAAGCCCCCCTCATCGACGGCAAGCCCTACGAATACCACTTCATGGCCCTCCACATTCGCGAACTCTCCAACTTCATGTCGCAGTATGATGGCTCCCTCGCAGGGCTGTTAACCGACCTCTTCGACATCCCGCCCACCAACGATGAGAACAAGCGGGGGCATGATAAGGGGAAAACCCTCGTGCGCCCCGGCGTCTCCTTCATCATGGGCACCACTCCCCAGCAGTTGGGTACCACGATCGATGACGTGTTGTGGGGCTCAGGCTTCATGGCCCGCGTCATCATGATCTACGCGGCCGAGCAAATCATCCCGCCCGACCTCTTCGCCCCAGGCACCGATACCGCCGCCCTCCGCGAAGAACTCACCCTCGCCTTCAAACGCCTAGGCGAGATGAAGGGGCCGATGGAATGGACCCCCGCAGCCCGCGCCATCCTCCAGAAATTCGCCGAATCCCAACGCACCGAAGCACCCGTCCACAACCGCCTCACCCACTACGCCTCGCGCCGCTGGATTCAACTGGTCAAGCTCTCCATGATCGCCGCCCTCAGCGACGAGCGGATGGAGGTGGACGCCGCCGACATCAACCTCGCCCTCAGCTGGTTGCGGGAGGCTGAGGCCCTAATGCCCGAAATCTTCAAAGACATGCAATCCCACGAAGACGGGCGTATCCACGAAGAACTCCGCAATGAGATGTTCAACATCCACCTCATGAGCCAGAAGCCCATCCCCGAGGCCCTGATCTACAAATGGCTGAGTAAGCGCGTGGCCTCCCATCAAATCGAGCGCCTGTTCCAAGTCGCCCTCGCCGCCGACTACTTCCGCCGGGTGGCCGGCTCCGAGGATGAGTACATCCCCCAATCGGGCTCGGGCCACAAGCCCCTCGGGGTGCTCTAATGCCCGCTTGGGGGGAACGGCGGGAACCCAAGGACATCCTCGAACAAATCACGCACTCCACCTATACTGCCATCGCTCGCCGTTACGGCGTCACACGGTGTGTGGTAAGTGGGTGGGTGTTTCGCGCACGGCACAGGAAGGAGGCGAGACGGAAACCAAGCCGCCCTCTAGATGCCGCCGCCTTCCTAGCCTTCCTCGCCGCCATGCCCACTACCTACCGCCACCTCAACACCATGAAGGGCGGCCGCTACTACCTAACCAAAGCCCTCCGAACCGACTTGGTGGAGATGCGGTTAGAGGTAATTCGTTGGCGGCCCGACCTCGGCCAACCCCGTGTGATGTACTACCCAACCCCCATAGCCACGGCTATTCTCCAAGCAACGCTCCGCCACCACGCCGTGCCTCCGCAACCAGATTCCCCAACTGCCGCTGCACCCCCGAGAACTCCCGTTCAATCTTCTTCATCGTCTCGGCCTGGGTTTCCTGATGCACCTCCAACCGCGCCAACCTATCAATCACGCCCCCTTCAGCCTGCGCCACCAACGCCGCCTTCTTCCACTCCTCTAACGACCGAACCCGTTGACTGAGTGCCCCGACCCAAAATGCAAGCGTCACCAGCCCCGCGATTGGAGCGTAGAACAGCAACACCTGCGCCAACGTCAACGTCATACCAACTCCCCCCTGCGCGTTTAGAAAGAGTGGGAGGGCCATCGCCGGCCCTCCCCAAGTTCAGCCCGCATTAGGCTTGCGGTTGGTCAGCGGCGCTCACGTCTGCGCCGACGCTGGAGTCGGAGGTACTGCTCCCTCCATCAGGCTGAGGCTCAGGCGCGGCCGGCGCGGGGATGGCTGCCTCCAACTCCGCCACCTTCGCCCGCAGCGCGGCCACCTCCTCATCATGGTCCGCCGCCCACTGCTTCTGCGCCTGGACCACGGCGTCCGCCGCGATCTGCCCAAGCTTCCCCTTCACATCATCCAGGCCCTGGAGAATGGCCTGGACTTCCGCACCGATCGTCATCAATATGCTCCTTACTTCTTGCAGGCTCGGTTGGCCGCACGCATCTGCCCGTAATCCGCCATAGCCTGCACTAGCGGGGAAGATGCGGGGAGGGCTTCCACCGCGTCGGCGAGCTTCTGCTGCTCTTGCGGCGAGTAATCTTTCATCGGGATACACAAACTGGTCACGGCTAGTGAGTGTGCGCATGAGCTTAAAGCGCAACTCATCAACGCCAAAGCGAGCCATCTAAAACTCCCCTTTCCGTAGCGCATCGACGACCCCCTGTTGAGTGGTTGGGGCCGTCGCCGTCGCCTCCGCAATCTGCGCCTGTTTGAGCGCGGATCGGGCGTTGATCGGCGCGACGGCCGCCGCTTGCTGCTCGTCCCCCTTCGTCAGCCACCCCAACACCGCATTCAGTATGATTGGAACGAGCGGGGTGAGGATGGCGAGGAGGGTGTTAAGCATGGCCGCCCCCAATCAGGCGGCTCTCGATCCGCTCCCTCAACCCATCCGGCGTGATCTTCAACGCCTTCAACACCTCAGGCACCTTGGGCGCGAGGTAGTAGAAGGCGTCCTCCACCAACTGATTCTTCACCGGTAGGGAGCCCAGCGCCCCGTCCCTCTCCTTCGCCTTGCTCAGCGCGTAGTTGATGCCGTTCTGGATCGCGGCCTCCAACTGCTGCGCCTGCTGTTGCGTGAGCTTCGCCTTGGTCAGCCGCCGCATATACTCCAGCGCCGCACTGCTCAGCGCCGTGAACAACGCCCCCGCCAGCGGCAACACCACCTGCTCGAACAGCGGGCGCAAATCCACCCCCGCATTCACTGCAACTTCCCCCGACATCATCCAGTCTCCTTGCTGCTGTTGGCGGCCAATTGGGCCTCAGCCTCCTTCAACCGCCGGTTAAGTTTGATAATCAACACACTCGCCACGTCCGCGAACTCCACCAGCCGTTGGATCGTCTCCCCCGTGCTCAGCGGCTTCATCGGATCGTACTTCTCCGGGTTGGGCATCATCGGAAGGTGGCCTTTCTCAACCACGTGCTTCTCGAACCCATCCGGATCAAGGGGATCCATATCCGTCCCCAACCTCTTCATGAACCGCCGCATCCCCTCATGCGTGCGCTCCACCTCCTGCGCGGGCTGCTCGGGAACCTCCTCAAACAACGGCTTCCGATACGTCTTCTGCACCGTCTTGGTGTAGGGCACCTCCTCATACACCAGCTTGTCCGGCCCGAGCGTCCACGTCCCGTCCTCGGCCTTCACCCAATTCTTCTTCCGCACCGGCTGGCGGCGGGTCGCCGTGACCTCATGCATATCCGGCGTCCCGTCCGCCTTAAACAGCGGGACCACCTCGTGGTCGTGGACCTCCCGCTCCACCTCCTCATGCACGAGGGTGTGCGTGCCGTCGGCGTTCTCCACCAACCGCGCCTGGGGCACCATTTCCTTCCGCAGCTTCGGCCTCAGCGCGGGGGCGACGGCGGGGATGTGACGGTTGGGCACCTTCCCGTCCCAATACGCCGGATCAATCCGCCCTTCCCTAAACTGCTGGACGGGATAGCACGTCAGCAACACCCCATCGTCATACACCCCTGAGGCGTTGATGGTGCCTGCGCCCTGGTCTCCGCCAGTCGCGCCGTTCATGTACAGCCCCTCTTGGAGGAACATCTTATTCGCCAGCACCCCGCCGATGGAGGTCTGGAAATTCAATCTCCCCTGCTCGTTCCCCGCCGTGACGTTGAGTGCGACGGCCAAGATAGCCCCCGCGCTCCATAGCGCCGGCGTCCCCGCGTCGTTATAGAATTGGTAGTTAAGCACCCCACCCTGGTCATTGACGGCGGGCGAAGGGGAGCGGCGGGCGAGGTTGAGCACGGGGCCGAACGTTGCGCCGGGGTCCGCAGATTCGATGGCCTGATCGTCCTGCCACCTAAACTGGCTGCTCACTCCCTGATACTCAAAGGGGAGGTTTTGCCAGTAATACTTATACCCAACGTTGATGCTCCCCATCAACGGGTCGAACAACTCCGGCTTGGTATCATCGTTGTTCTCGAAGATGCCGATGCGGAGGCCCTGCCCCATGAACATCCGCGGGTAGTTGCTGCCGATGGAGAAGTCGTTGGAGGTGCAGAAGATCATCTCGCCCCTCGGGCTCGCGTCCGAGTTGGAGATGATCCGCGTGCCGATGGAGGCGTAGGTGGCGTTCGGCGCGGAGGCCGATAGCGTAGAGCCCGTCCAGTAAATCCACCCGAGGTAGGAGTTATTCCCCAACGGCCCGTAATCGGGGAAGCGGTTGAGTTCGAACTGCGGCCCGTTGTCCCGCTCCGTGCTCGCCGGTGGGGACTCCACGATAAACACCGTATCGGCCGAGTACCCACTGCCCCCGTTCGTGATGGTGACGGCCCCCGTGAGGTGGTTGGTCCCATCAATATCCGCCGTCCCGACGAAGCCCGTCCCGCCTCCATTGTTATCAAACGCCGTGATAGGCGGGGGCGTGGGGAAGGTGTACGTGGCGACCGAGGAGGGCTCGATGGTGATTGCCGTCACCACCCCGCCCGTAATGGTCTGGCTCGCGATGTGGGCGTAGGGGCCGGTGAGGTTGTTGTTCGAGTTGATGCCGAAGGAGTTGGTGTACTCGAACCACAGCCCATCATCGCCATACGGCCGCCCGCCGTTGGGGAAGAACCCGCCCGATGTGACCGCCGGGTTGTTCCACGCCCGCTGGGAGATGGTGCGGTAGGTGGCGAATGCGTTGGCCGCGTCGGTATTGGAGAGCACCTGCCACCCCCTCGCCGGCAGGTATTGGAAGCGCGAGATGGTCTCCCAAAACTTCCAGGCGTGGATGTTGTATGGCTGCGTCCCGCCCGGCCCAAGCCCGTTCCCCTGGAGGAAGAAGCTGTCATTCCCCGTGACGGCGTTGAAGATGGGGTAGCCCAACACGGGATTGCCCCCCGTATCAAACGTGAGCCACTGGCCCATCCGCTGGGCCGCCCCCGGCAACCGATTCATCCGATCCCCAGGTTGGCCCCGAATGCTCCCCAACTGCGTGTCTAGCAACTGCTGAATGAGCATCGTGGCGTAGTCATCCATCTGCTCAACCGTATGGGGGTAGAAGGCTTGATTGCTAACCGACGTCTCCTGCACATACGGGAGCGCGCGCTGGATGCAGATGGTCCACCCACTGTGCAGCGCGGCCCCGATGGGGTAGGTGACGGTGCCGCCCAACGGGTCATCCAGCCCCACCACACTATAATCCCCCGCGCTCACCAGCGCATAAACGCCGGTGCCCGTATCAAGCCACACCTCCAACCCGCCCGTCGGGATGCGGAAGTCGAAGGTCCAAACATTCTGCACCCCATCGCCGGTGTACTTGATGGAGGAGGATTGGGTGTCGATGGTCATCTCTTAGTACCTCAAACGGGTTGAGTGGGCTTGGTCTTGGCGGGGGCCGGAAGTCAGGCCCCAATAAAGGTCAATCCAATTCTTCGGCTTCTGTTCGCCGGTTGTGAGTTCGTGGAGGTATTCCCCGGTCTTCCCAATCTGGCTCGCGCCGGGCACTACCGGGCGGAGGGCCGCCGCCGTGGTTTGAATGGGCCGGTGCATCTTCTTCCCCTTCACCGCCTGCCCAAGCATCGCGGCGAACTGCACCCACGCCGTCCCCGTCTGCGTCAGCAAATCATCGCCGAAGGAGAGGTCGGTGGTCTTCACCGTCAACTTCCCGTTCTTCACCTGCATCGCCTTATCGGCCGCACTCGCGAAGGAGTTGACGAGGAACATCGGGCGGAGGAAGCTCATCAGCGGGTCGGTGATTTTGTTGTGCTTCCCGCGTAGGAGGTTGTCGAGCACGTTGCTCAACACCCACACCATTAGCGCGAGGCTGAATGCCTTGGCGAAGTTGTAGCGGTTGCGGCGCTCCTCGGGCGTGTCGCCCCCAATCGGCTCCCCATCCTCACCCACCGGCAGTGGTTGGGGAGGTTCGGGCGGCTGGCCCCCACCCCCGCCAAACGCGAGGTTGCGGTAAACATCCACCCCCAACTGATAGGCTTGGTTGAAGTAGGATTGGAAGGCGTAGAGTAGCTTGCCGAGCCCCTGGATGCGCTGCACCGCGCTGAGGTCCACCCGGCGGGCCGCCCCCTGCGCCTTAATCACCAACCGATCCGCGTACTCCACCGCCCGCTCGGGCGTCATCCCCTGCTCCAGCGCCTTCTGCTCGGCCGCGTACCATTGCGGGGCGGAGACCGTCACAAACTCCATCCACCCAATCGCCTGGAACCCCAATCGCTCGAAGTGCTTGAGTGCCCTCACCACGCCCACATGCCCCGGATCGAGGGCGCTCGCGTCCATCAGCGCCTCGGTCATGTTCTGCTCCAACTCCCCGTAGCGGTGGCGCATGAACTCACTCCGCGCGAACATCGCGTGGATGCCCTCGGCCACCACCTCACCCTCAACCACATGAGTGTCCGAGGCCGCGCTCATCAGCTTCCCATACCCACCCATCAGCCGGGCGAATCCCTCCAACGGCTGCCCATCGCTGAGCACCGCCATCGCATTCGTAACACCCGCCGCCTGCGCAATCAGCGTGCCCCAATTCGCCACCAGCGTCCCAATCGTCACCCTCCGCCCCAGCCACCCGAAGAACCGATCCAACGGCGCGAGCAACCGCTCACTCGCCTGATACGGCTTCACCACCCCATCCAACCAGCTTGGAATAACATCCATATACTCTGGCCCCATCACCGTCTCAATCCGCGCGGCAATCAGCGGGTGGTAGACGAACTTCCGCACCGCACTAACCGCCCGCGCATACGCGGCGTATTTAATGTGGGAGTTGAAGGCCGAAGAGATGAGGGCGAGTTCGAGGTCCACCGCGCCGATGTAATCCGTGCGCTCCTCACTAAACCCCTTATTCGGCAGTAGGTCGCCGAAGAGTTGGTCCACTCCATCGGGGCTCAACTTGGCCTCCCGCTCCTGCTCCCACTTCACCACCTGCGGGTTCATCTGCGGGTCGCGGTTGTAGGTGATGGGCCAGTACCCACCCCTCAACTTCCGCCCTCCAAGCACCACCGGGCTCGCCTCCACCCTCCGAAGCCCCTGCCCCGTCAGCGCCCGTAACTCCTCACTCACCGTCGGCGCAAGCGCCTCAAACCTCTCCCAGACCTTCTCCACGAGCCCCACTTCCTCGGGCGTGATATGGGCATTAACCCACGCCACCAGAGCGTCAGGCTCCACGCCAAACCCCCGCGCAGCCTTCTCCCTCCCCTCCACCGTCCCCGCATAAAGCGCCGCCACCAGCACATTCTTGCGCCTCACCTCCAACGGGCGGGAGCCCACGACGAAGGGGCTCGGCACAACCTTGTTGTACTGCCGCTTAACCTCGTCGGGCACCGCATCCCACGCCTGCGCCACAGGCTCGTACATCTCCTGCCTGAGCACGGCCTCCTTGTCCGCCCCCTTATACATCGGGCGGATGATGTTATCATGCCAGATGCCCAGCACATTGCCGCCGTCGAACACCTCCACCATGTCCGCCGCCTTCCGGTGCATGGCGTCGTAGCGGAGGAAGCCGCTCCGCACCTTCTCGGGGAGGGATTGCGTACGGTCGGCCCTCAGCTTGCGTGGGGGCTTCCCCGGAGGGGCGGCGGCTAACGCCTCCTCCACCACCGCCTCGAACTCCGCCGTCTTATCCTCCTTCCGCGCCTTCTGCAACTCCCTCCCATATTTATCCATCGCGAGGATGAAGGCGCGCACCCGCCAATAATCGGCCACCCTCAACTGGTCCATCGGGCGGGGGGCCACACTCGGCACGTTGGGGAAGGCCGCGTCCGTGGCGATAATATCATCCACGAACTCCTGCAAACTCACGCCCCCAAGCGCCTCCGCCAACTCCTGGGGCTCCCGGTTGACGGTGAAGCCGAAGCGCGGGAGGTAGGAGTGAAGGTGATTGAGGAAGGGCTGCGCGAGGCCGCGAATGGTCGCCTTCTTCGCCAGCCGCCGAAACTTCTTCTCCCCCTGCGCCCACTTCTTGCTGAGGAAATGGGCGGCCTCCAGTTGGTAGAAGTTGAGCAACTGTTGTTGGCGCGCGAGGAAGGCGCTAACCACGTCCCCCTTCTCCATCGCCTTCATCGCCCGTTCCCCCGTTCGCCACATACCCCTCTCAAACGTGCGGACGTTCTTCGCCTCCCTCACGGGGAGTTGGTCGAATTGGCGGCTCGCCTCATACTTGAGGTCGTCAACGTTGAGGGGAAAGCCGGCCTCCTCCCCAAGCACCCGAAGCTCCTCGATGAGGAAGTCTTCGACCTTGGGCAGGACCGCCTCCTCGTGCGCGGCGGCCATGATGCCTTCGGGCGAGATGTCGTAGCCCAGCTTGCGGCGGGCGGCGGCTTCGGCCTCCCGATCCAGCATCCCCTTAACCAGCGCCTTACTGCTCTCATACCCACCCTGCGTACGTTGGGCCTCAAGGTCGAGGAGGTCGCTCAACAACTCCTGCCCGCTCGGATACCCCAGCACCTGGGCGGCCTCATCCGCGCTCACCCCCTCCGAGCCGAACATCCCCCGCGGCAACCCCTCAACCGTCGCCTGCCCGTACTCCTCCTTCACACTCGGCCGATGCAGTTTGAGTGAGGGCCGCTCCAGCGGCTCGCCCAGCGGCCCCTGTCCGTACTGCAACTCCATCATCGCGCCGATCACACGGTTGCCAGCGAGGGCTTGCTCAGCCGCATACCGCTCGCGCGCCACCATATCCTTCCACTCAGGCGTGCGCTCTTTCCGAATCTGGTTGTAGTGTCGGTTGAGGATGCGCTCACTGGCGGCCGCCTTCGCCTCGGCGAGCATGTTATCATACCGCTCAAACCGCGACTTACTCAGCTTAAGCGTCTTCCCCTCATCAAACAGCTTCTCAATCGAAAGCTCGCGGAACACCTCCTCCACGGCATTATCAGCCGTCATCTGCACCTCGTGGGAGGTGGCATAGTGCTCGGGGCCAATATCCTCCGGCAGTTTCAACTCCCGCTGAGGCGCACCTCCAACAACTCCACCACCTGCTTCTCCTCCTCCCGTAGAACCCTCCACGCGAACAGGCTCACCACCGGCTGATGCAGGAGATTCCATCTCTTTTGCCTGATCGACACTAATGCCGTCCTCACGAAATCGGGTCGCATTCCTGATCGCCTCCTCATACGGCTTCCCAGCCACCTCACTCAAATACGTGCTGAGGGGCATCTGCACCTCGCGCCCCGAGTTCAGCGCGTCCCCAATCTCCTGGGCCATCGGCTGGAAGGGTTGGTGGCCCTCGGAGTACGCCCTCAGAATGGCCTGGGGGTCCACCCAAACTTGCTGCCCGCCCGCCACAGTCCCCTCGATAAACTGCTCAGTGAGTTGGGGGACTTGGGCGTTGGAGGGAATCTCGTTCACCATCTCGGCCGCGCGCTGCGCGACTTGGGCGTCGGCGGCGGCCTGTTGGGCGTAGAACTCGTTCTGCGTGGGGTTCACCCCCGGAGGCTTGAGGGGCTCGAACTCCGCGTCGATGACGGGCGCGGGCTCGGGCGCTCCACCCGGCCCCCGCAGCCGGGGTTGGGGGAACACCTCCGTCGCCGGCCCGAGGTCGATGGTCGGCCCCTTGACCGTGCGCCCCGTCCCCACCGCAAGGGCGTTGATGGCGATCTGTGTTAGGGTGTCGGCCTTCTCCTGGGGAGTGGCCTCTCGAAGTTGGGGGTCGGCGAACGGGTTCCACCTCGCGGCCGGATTCCCCACCACCGTTTGCGGTAGGTTGCTCACCGCCCCAAGATAGGCGCGGTGGAGGGCGTAGAGTGAGCCGAACGTGCCGGGGTTCTCGGGCGTCGCCTGCACCCCCACAGCCTCATGCAGCCCCTTAAGGTTCTCCGCGTACCAATCGAAGAAGTCGCTCAGCCGCTTCATCTGCGGCCACCCACTCTGAGTCGCCGCCACATGGGCGGGCGATTGCGCCGCGAACTTTTGCAATGAGGGGGTGCTCGCGAGGAGGCGGGAGTTACGATCCTGCTGCGCGAGTTCGGCCTGGGGCGCGGGGTTGGTCATCCCAAGCGTCGGGTCCACCCCCGTATCGGGCGCGTCACTGATGGCTTGGATGGCGGCGGGAGCGCCGATGCCATACGCCCCCTGCACACTCTCGGCCGCCCGCCGCGCATCATCCTCAGCGAAGAGGGAGGTGTAATCAGCCATTGGGGTGCATCCGGCGGTAGTATTGCCCAATCTCGTAGGGGAAGGGATCGCGGCCATAGTGTTGGATGAACTGTTTGCGGATGTCCGCCGCCTCGGCCTCGGGCACAATCCCCGCCCCAGGCTTCGCCATCGTCGTAGGAATGCCCGTGTCGATGCCGAAGATTGTGTGGGTGGCCGCCACCTGCCGTTGGCTCAACAACCTCGCGCTGATGGCCTGGAAGTCGGCGTCCGTCGGCTTCTTGTTCGGGTTCGCCTCCTGCCACTGGGCGAGGTCAATACTCAGCGCCCCCACAAAGCGGTCGTAATCCGCCTGCTGCATCCCCGCATTGCGGACGGCTTGGCGGATGTAGGGGTTAGCGAGGGCTCGACTCATCGTCACCGTCGCGGCGCTCGCCTTCTGCAACCGCCCGACCGCGCTCGCCTGCTCCTTCACGAGGCCCCGCTTCACTCCATCCGGCAGGTCCAACTGCGTCACATCCAACTTCGTGAAGGCGTTGGGGTCGGTGGCCCGCAGCCGTTCGACCGAACCATAAGCTTGGAGGCGTTCCGGCGTCCACGCATTCGCCTGCTGGTTCATTGTGCGCGTGAGGGCGTTGCGGGACTTCTGCGGCAATTGGTTCCAATCCTCCAGCGCCTGGGGATACGCGGCCTGGAGCTTCGACACGTCGGTGATGTTCCCATCCGCCTGCGCCGTCAGCAACCGATCATACGCGGCCCCGGTCGCCATGTTGTTCTCCGCCCTCAACCGATTAATCTGCGCGGCGAGGTGCTGCTCGGCCTTATCCCTCAACACGGGGTCGTTGGCGTATTGCGGCATGGCGTCGAGTTCGGCCACCATCTGCGGGTACGCGCTTTCCAAGCGGTCAACGGTCGCCCCGCCTGTCCCCAACTCCTGTTGCGCATTCTGCGCCGTGCCGAACCGCGCGTTGAAGTCCCGCACCACATCCACCGCGGTCTTATCGTACACGCGGTTGTTGCGAGCGGCCTTCTCCCCGATGATGTTCTGCATGGGGGTGTTAGCTGGGGCGTTATAGATTTTGGCCGCCCCCTCGGGGCCGTAGCCGTGTGCGAGGCCAAGGGTCGCAGCGTTCACCGGCACGCCGAGATTGGTGAGGTCCCGTGCATTCATCTGCGCATAGGAGTCAATCGCTCGGCCCGCGAGTTCGTTGTTGCTGCGGAGGGCGAGGATTTGCTCCCGCGTCTTCCCCGCCGTCACGTTCGCGAACTGCGGGTCGTTCTGCATCACCCGCAGCCACGTGCCCTCGGTGAACTGCCCCCGCCCATACGCCGTGGAGTAGGGATTCTTCCCAAACCCCTCCCGCGCATCCACCGCCGCCCGGTAGTTCGTGCTCGCCACAACTTGGGGCTCGCTCGCCACCCGCCCCACCAACTTATCCACATCCCCCGCAATCATCTGCGGCTCGGCCGCGCTCGTCACAAAGTTCTGCGCCTGCGCCCGCACCTGCGGCGTCAGCACATCACTATAACGGTCGAGGAACTTCTGCGCCTCCCCGGCGTCCGCCTTCGCCATCCCCGTCACGACGTTGAACAGCATGGAGGAGGT